GTCAATGGTGCGGTGAAATCGGTAAACTTTTCCGATACAGCAGACTTAACGGTAGATTTCGGTACTGTAAATGTAAGCACAAATACTAGTATTGTAGTGTCCGCAGTAGATAGCCGGGGACTTAAAAAATCTGTATCTTCTGTTATATTAGTATTGCCTTATTCGCTACCAACCTATTCATTTAGTGCAGACCGGGTAAATAACTTCGAAACGACAACTAAATTGAATGTAACAGGTTCCGCATCACCATTGAACGTTAGTAACGTCAACAAGAACAGAATTGTTTCCGCTAAATATAAAACGAAACCAGTGGGCGGAGCATACGGAAGTGAATCCGATTTACCGATAACTGGTACGTTTCCAGCTTTCATATCTAACAACGCTTCTGTAGAGTTAAATAACACACAAGCGTGGGAAGTATCTTTAACAATTACAGACGTATTAGGTTCAGTAACAACCGTCAGTACTGTAGCAGTAGGTACGCCTATTCTGTTCATTGACACAAAAAAGAAGTCGATAGGTGTGAACAAATTCCCTACTGGAACTAAAACATTCGAAGTAGCGGGTGACTGGGCGATAGATGGTGCGATAACTCTACAATCAAATCAGTGGTTTTCACAAGGTAAATACGCATTACACGCTAACAACTCTGATTTTATGGGTGTCAATACTATCTACTTTAGTAGCCCGGTAAATACGCAATATCAAGGGTTAAACTTCCTAAGACCCGGTAAGACAGCAGGTTCTATGAATATAAATGACTATAGCACTTTTGGTCTTCTAGACTATTCAATGAGAATGAATAACCAACCCATTTTTTACCAGTTTGCAGGAACATCTAACCTTCGATTAGCTGGAGAACTACACTCCGCATACACGAATGGTAGTTACATGGATGTATACGGAAATATCAAAGGGCAAACTTCCGCTCAAGGCGGAGAGACTTGGGGTGTCGTAGACTCACAGAACCGTACTAAATTTGTTGTACCTGTAGGTAAGAATGGTGGTAACAACAGTTACAAGTCTTACGGAGGTAACCACAGGTTCGAAAAAGACGATAAATTTATCGTTGAGTTCTATTCTGATGGTGTTAACAACTGTGCTAACTTCGGCGGAGGTATCTTTAAATGGCAATCCAACCAGAACCGTTTTGAACTACGTAACTGGAATGACACAGGTTGGGGAAGTATCGCATTAGACACGCTAGATGCGACTACAGTAAAAACAGTAAACTATGTAAATACTTCATCTAGGGAACTTAAAACAGAAATCCAACCTTTAGAAGAAGACGCACTACAGATTATTCTTGATTCAGAAGTCTGCTCGTATATGATGAAAGCTAACCCAGAATTAGGAAGGAGAGTAGGTTTAATAGCCGAGGATTCCCATGAACTGGTACAAGAGCTTGGAGGTAAAGGGGTTAATGGCTACACAATGAACTCATTATCTTGGAGAGCGATTCAGCAGCTAGACGCAAAAATAAACGCAATACTAGCAAGACAATATAAAACACTATAAGGGAGAAATGACAATGGTATATCAAACAATGTTCGAAGAATTATTAGTAGCTCAAGGTTTTGACGGGTTAGTAACTGACCACAAAAATAAACTAGCACAGACTCTAGCAGATAGATACAAATTATCTATTTTTGATATTACACCTGCGTTTATCTTAGAGCATCACAAGAAATTAAAGATGCAATTACTAGATGAGACTTGCGAGAACGCTATTAAAAATGGTTTCACTTCTGTAAACGGGCATAAATATCGTTTGAATGATGGCGACCAGATTAATTTCTTAGGTCAAAAAGATTACCTTCGAGACGAGCCGGATGTAACTAACGTATTGTGGAGAACAGAAGATGCAGGGTATGTTGACCATACTAGAGAAGACTGGATGGTTGTTCAAAAAGAAGCATTCAACCATAAGTTAACACAACTTACGAAGTATAATACATACGTTCAGAAAATTAAAAATGCTGTAACAGATAAAGAAGTGTACAACACGAACTGGGAGAACTAGTTAATTCATAGGAGGAAAACAAATGAATACACAACAACCACAAGGTAAACCGATAAACCCTAACTTCATAATGAAGGAGCAATACCAAACTATACATGTGTTAACTGACGAGGTTATCCAACTTAGAGCCTACGTTTCTCAATTAGAAGAAGAGAACCTACAGTTACGCGCATCCGTACCCGAAGAAGTAGAAAATAAAGAATAGGAGGTCTTAAGGTATGACAACTGGAGAAATTCTACCAGCAGACGTTATATTCTATAGACCAACTAGTTTCATAGGTAGGGTGATTAGTTTTTTTACTAAATCACCCTATAGTCATGTTGCTCTTGCTATAGACTCCAATACTCTAATCGAGGCTAACAGGTTTATAAAGACTAGAGTTGTACCTATAGAATATGATAAAAATATTACGCATGTCTATCGATTAACTGACATAACCCCGGAGGAACGAGAAGAAATCGTTGCTATTGCGAAAAGTTTTGAAGGTTCGGACTATGACTATGCTCAGATATTTGAAATGCTATTCCGTATCGTGTTCAACATCAAACGAACTATATTTAACAACCAAAGTAAACTTACATGTTCCGAGATAGTAGATAAATCGTTTTACATAGCTGGTATTGATAGAAAAGATGCGGAAAATCTTTACGATGTCACTCCAGAAGAATTATTACATAAGTATAAATTAAATAGAATTATTTGAGACGGGATATTTACTCCTGTCTTTTCTTGCTATACTAATAGTTATTTTCATTCTAAATACTATATTAATAGTAGAGTGTTTAGAATCAAGATAACTATGGAAGAACGGAGGAACGCACATGACAATAGCTGATGGTCGTAACAGATTACAGAAGATTGCGTTCAGTGTTGGCGGTAGAACATTTAAGTTCGCTCTCAACCCAGAGAACATGAATCACAACATGCCTCACCGTACTACGGCATTAAAAACAAAGAGTCGTATTATCATTGAGGATTTCCAAGCTGATATCCCTACTATAACTATCGCCGGTACAACAGGTTTTAACCCTACAGGTAGAGCAGAAGATAGAGGGGTAACGAAGATTAAAGAAATGAAAGCGTTTATTGAGGACTACGCGAAGACTGGTGGTAATGGTAAAACATCTGCACAGGACTTTTATTTCCACAACTTTACAAATGATGAGAGCTTTGTAGTTCACTTGGCTCCAGAGGGAATTTCTGTTACACAAGATGCAAACGCTCCATTGCTGTACAGATACGAAATTAAACTAATCATTATTCGTAAGTCAACAGAACCAGCAGATGCGGATGTTATTAACCCAGAGATAGGTAACAGATTCCCTTCACTACCTAATACTGGTAATTACAAACCATCTAACAAATATCCTGACTTACCTACTACTTTTCCGAACACAGGTTCAGAGTGGGACATACCTACCAAACGCCCGAACACAGGTGTCGGTAACGATATCTATAATAAAGGCTCAGGAGGCTCATACAACCCGAATAAAGATGGAACAGTACTAAACCCTCAATCACCATCTAAAGGCGTGTATCAGTACGGTATGGAAGGTTTAGGATTTAATATAGGATACTACGGAAGGTGGGCATAAGATGGTACAACCAAAACCAGATACATTAGTTCGGTTTATCTCTACCATAACAGTATTACCAGATGGTACTATTCCGTTTAATACAATGAACGAGGCACCGATGTACGTTTCAACATTGTACAAGCCCGTGTTCAGTCTTTCTTCTGTAGCAAGACTTGTATTAGACAAGATTACACAAAACCAGATACCTACTGTTGATGTTGAGATAGACCCAAGAACATTAGTAAAACAGATAATGGAAAGTGATTTAGTTACATATAACCCGCGCATGTACACGTTGGTTACATCAGTCGTACTAGAATCATTTGCTTTATTATACAGCATTGAAGAGGAAAGTACAAACTTACAATATATGTCACATAAAGATTTCCAAAGAATCCGTGACAATGTAAACTACATTGCTGATTATTTCAGTACAGTCCGACGATACAGAAAGATTATCGAAGCACTTCGAATTACAGATGTGTCGCTAGGTTACATAGAGAATCAGATAGATGTTATTTTAACTGACAGGTTGGAGGTGAGATAGTGGTTAAATATGTGAAGAAAATTATAGCAGCAGGAGATACACTACAATCTATCGCACAACATCATTTAGGTGATTCTAATAGATGGAGAGAGTTAGCAAAGTTCAATGACCTTAGATATCCTTACATCGTTGAAACAGTAGCGGAGAAACAAGCGAATCCTTATCACCTTGTTACAACAGGAGATACGATTATGTTCCGTTCAAACGAAGATGATAGTGGTGAGCTTATAGCAAGCTTAAAGAATAGTTCGGTGTATGACCAAGAGGAAATCTACGCTTTAACACTTGGTAAGGATTTAAACGTATTACCGCAACCTCGTAATATAGCTTCTCCCGGATGGGACGCGGAAATACTAGAAATGAAGGAGAATGATAAAGGCGACCTTGCTACGATACGCGGTATTGAGAACCTAAAACAATCTCTATTAACTCGTATTCTAACTCCAGTAGGAAGTTATCTTAACCACCCTAGATACGGCTCTTACGTGAATGAATACTTAGGTAAAAAAAATACAGAGGAAAATGCTACATTATTAGTAGTGGAGTTAGAAAGAGCTATCCGAACAGACGGACGTGTACGAGCTGTCGAGAAGGTAGGGTACGACATGTACGATAACTACATAAATGTTGCGTTCAAAGTAACATCGATAGCGGTAGACGAAGCATTCTTACTTGCCTTAACTGCAAGAGAGAATGGAGATATTTTCCTAAATGACAACTTTTCAAACAATATCCGATAGGCGGTGAAAGCATTGCAATTTAAAGGAATGATGAATATCTACTCAAGATTAGTAGATTACACAATAACAAACACAAATAAGATTAATGACTTCTCAGTAGGTAGTGCTATTCGAGCGTTGTACGAATCAGTAGCGATGGAAGTAGAACAGTTCTATGTATTAACAGAAGAAAACTTAGAAGAAGCCATCCAAGCAGGTGTGTACGAGTCCTTCGCATTTAAACGTAAGGCTCCACAAAAAGCATACGGAAAAGTAAGAATCACATTCCATAATGCTGTCCAACAAAACACACCATTACCTCGTGGTACAAGATTTACATCTAGTTTCCCGGAATACGCAAACATCTATGAAACTGTAGAAGATTATTACATACCAGCAGGAGCCGTAACAGCAGAAGTATTTGTATACTGTATCATCGCAGGAGAAGTCGGTAACGTACCCGCAAACGCGATTGATGTTATGATGACACCGCTTTCTAACGTGAAACTAGTTACTAACCCTTCTGCATTCCAAACAGGTGAGAACGAAGAACCACTAGAAGCATTGAAATCTAGATTCCGTTCATATATTGAATCCTTAAGTAAGGCTACAAAACCAGCATTGGAGTATGGTACAAGATTAGTACCAGAAGTATCCGGTGTATACATAGATGAGAAGATTGGTATCGTAATCGTGTATGCTCACGATAAGAACGGGGAACTACCTGATTCTGTTAAACTAGCAATCGCAACGTCACTTACACGATTTAAACCTGCTGGAATCCCGGTAGAAGTAAGACCAGTAACTCGTAAAGCTGTAGATGTGGAAGTAACCATTACCATCTCAAACAAACCAGCTATTACAAATGCATTACGAGATAGAATCAAGTTTGCTATAGAAGGCTACTTAAACAATATGCAAACATCTCAGAACTTAATTCTAAACGATTTATCTTACGTTATCAAGAGCGTAGATAAGCAGCTTGTATACGATATACAGTACACAAAACCTACAGCTAATGAGGTAGTCAAAGGTAACGAAATCGTGAGAGCTGGTATAATTAAAGTAACACTAGTATAGGAGGAATAATATGGGCTTCATGAAATATTTACATCCTCTATGGAAAACAAGATTAACAAAGGACAGCAATCCCCATAATGTTGTCCTTGCTTCCTTAGATGATATGTTACAAAGTGTGGCTACTGATGCTATAGAGAGCAAAAAAGATGCTCGACTAGAAACAGCTACCGGACAATGGCTAGATGAGTTCGGAGATAAGTTCGGTGTATTCCGTAAGGATAATGAAAGCGATGACACATATAGACAAAGAATTATTAATTTCATTCTTATCGAAAGAGGTACTGTACTTTCTATCGAAGATGCGATTAAGAAATACTTAAATGACCCGACGACGAAGGTTGAGATTTATGAACCTTACAAGAACGTGTTTATCTTGAATAAATCGAAACTAAACGGTGAAGACCACTTACTAGGTAAGTACTACACGACAGCCGTTATCGATGCTAGATTCACAGAGAATGTTCCTTTAGATGTTCTAAGTGAAATCGAAAAGTTCAAACCAGCAGGGGTTAAAGCAAAACTTTCTCGGCTACCAAACAGAAAGAACGAAGACGCGATTCCGATTGAAAAGAAAGTCATAAACAATCGTAACTTGCTGGTAAAAACAAAGGACTATTCTGGTAGCGATGACCCGTGGAGTTATAACCCAAACAATGTACAGTTACTCTCGAAGCGGTATATGGGAACAAAAATAACCCAGACAAATATTAACTGGGGGAGTATTCGATACAACATCCCTAGTATTGTAAATAGA